GAACTGGTAAAACTGTGCTTACTAATGGTAATCCTAGAGAAGCTATTATGCCATTGGACATGGGGCAGACTGACCCTAGCACATTCCAACAAGTAGCTAGTCTACAAAACATGATACAGATGGGTACGGGAAGTGCCGACATGGGTCAACAACAAGATACAGCTAGTGGTATGTCAATGATGCAATCAGCGTCTATTAAACGACAAAAGCGTACTTTGATGAACTTTCAAAACACATTCCTTATACCTTTAATTAACAAAGCTATGTATCGCAAGATACAGTTTGATGTAGACCGTTATCCTGTTACTGATTACAAGTTTGTACCTTATTCAACTATGGGTATAATGGCTAAAGAACTAGAAATGCAACAAATGGTACAGATGTTACAGGCTATACCTAAAGATTCACCTGCATTTAATGTTATATTGTTAGCTATGATGCAAAATTCTAGCATACATAACCGCGACCAAATTGTATTTGCATTAACACAGGGTCAAGAAGAAAACCCAGAGATGGCACAGATGGAACAAATGGGTATACAGTTGACAATGGAACAAGCACAAGCTAATATTGCCAAGACACAAGCTGAAGCACAAGAAGAACAAGCTAAAGCACAATTACATATGGCACAAGCTGGTTCATTACAGCCTACTGAGTTTGATGCAATGGAACAACAACAAAATATGCAGAAAACTGCACTTAGTTTTGAGAAAATGGCTGCTGATACAGACAGACAAAGGTCAGAAACTGCACGAAACATACCAGAAGTAGACCATCTTAAATCTGAAACAATATTAAACCTAGCTAAAGCAAGACAAGCTGGAACAATGAAACCAATCAATACTAGACCACAATAAACATGCCAAAAACAGATAAGGCTTTCCTTTCTGACAGATTAGATTTAACAAGAAGCGAAGGATGGCTAGATTTAGTAGAAGAAATACAGAATTTAGAGGGAAGTATTACTAATTTAGATAATATAAACTCTGAGCAAGACCTTTGGGCAATCAAGGGTCAGTTGCGTATTATAAACTTTTTATTAAGTTTAGATACTGCAACAAACCTAGCGTTGGAAGAACTCCAAGACGGAAATCCAACATAAATAAACTTCATAACCCACAATGGGCGGAGAAAAAAAATGAGTATAGTAGTAGATAGCACACCAGCGCCAGAACAACCCATAACAGAAACGCAGGTAGAAACACCAGAAGTACAAGCAGTTGCAGAACCAGAACAAGTTACAGAAGTTGATGGTAATGTAGCAGATGCGGGAACTTCTACTGCAAAGTATGCGGGAAAGACTATGGAAGAGGTAATTGAAATGCATCAACATGTCGAACAGGCATTTGGTAAACAATCAGAGGATGTTGGAGAACAAAGGAAACTGATTAAAACTTTACTTGAAGCACAAAACAATGCGTCTGCTGTTGTAGAACCACAAGAGGAAGCAGTTAGTTTTGAAGATGCTTTTTATACTGACCCTGCTCAAGCAGTCAACTCAGCTATAGAAAATCATCCAGATGTACTAAAGGCAAGGCAACAATCAGCCCAACAAGCACAACAACAACAGTTGAATGTACTTGAAAAGGCATATCCAGACTGGGAAAATCGTGTCGCAGACAAGGAATTTCAAGAATGGGTTGGTGCTAGTGAAATTAGAAAAGATATTTTCCGTAAAGCTGACACAGACTATAGACCAGACTACGCAATTGAACTCTTTGACATGTATGATAAAGTCAATATGGTTACAAAAACCAATGAGGTCAAGAAAAGCGAGAAGGCTAAAGTAGATAAAGCATTACGACAAACTGTATCTGAAACTCGTTCCACACAATCTGTAGGTGGTAAGAAAATGTATAGAAGGTCTGATTTAATCAACCTTCAAATTACAGACCCTAACCGTTATGCTTCACTTGCTGATGAAATACAGGAAGCGTACGCAGAAGGAAGGGTTAAATAATCATTTAATAGGAGAAGAAAATGGCTTTTTCAGGCAGTCCAGCAGTAACAAGAGCAGTCGCCAATAACTTCATCCCCGAGTTGTGGAGCGATGAAGTAATAGGTGCGTATAAGAAAAATTTAGTAATGGCAAATGTTGTTACAAAATTACAACATAAAGGAAAGAAGGGTGATAAAATTTATATCCCAATTCCAGCAAGAGGAAATGCTACTATCAAAGCAGCAGACACTCAAGTAACATTAAGTGCAGCAACTAACACAGTATTAGGTGTTGACATTGCTACTCATTATGAGTATTCAAAGTTAATTGAAGATATTGCAGAAGTTCAAGCACTTGCATCAATGAGAAAGTTCTACACAGATGACGCAGGTTATGCGTTAGCTACAAGAGTAGACACAGACTTATTTGCATTGTCTGAAGAGTTCCAAGGTGGAACAGCAGGCGGTACAGGTGCAGCATTGTACGAGAAAGCAGTAATTGGTGGTGATGGTACTACTCTTTATACTGGTAACTCAGACAACGCTTCAGATATTACTGATATAGGAATCCGTAAAATGATTCTTACACTAGATAATGCTGATGTACCAATGGATAACAGAGTTATGGTTATTCCTCCAGTAGCAGCTAACGAGTTGCTAAGTATTAACAGATTCACTGAGCAACAGTTCATTGGTTCTGGTGATGCTATTAAGACTGGTAAGATTGGTATGATATATGGCATGGATGTATTCATTTCTAACAATGCTCCTACAGTAGGAACAAGCAGAGTTGGTGTAATGATGCATAAAGACGCACTAGTTCTTGCAGAACAAGTGGGCGTGCGTTCGCAGACACAATATAAACAGGAGTATTTAGGTGATTTGTTCACTTCAGATACTATCTATGGAGTAGCGACTCTTCGTGATACTTCTGGTGTTGCGTTTGTTGTAGACGCTACTAACTAGTAGTTAGTTAAGCTGTAACCCCTTCTCACGAGGGGGTTATTCTGAATTAATTGGGAGTTTTATGCCTTATTACGATTACGAATGTAAGTCTGGTCATGTGTTTGAAGAGTTATGTTCATACAAAGATAGACAAGTAATGAAAGATTGTCCAGAGTGTGGAAATAAAGGTCATGTTATTATGACTATTAACAGTAGTATACGCCCTACTTTTGGATATGATTCAGCACAATGGAATCAAAGAGAACGCAAACGAATTAGCGAAACCAAAAACGGAAAATATAAGGATAAATTTAGTGGACATATTTAAAGACACTTGCGACCACGATTCTGTTGAGAATTTAGAATTAGAAAGGTTCAAAGACAAACTAAGAGAAATCTGGACAAGGGTACTTGAGGAAACTTATGCTAAATACCCAGATGCAGACATGGACATGGAGCATTATAAAGAAGATAATGCTTTAAAATTTGCTGATGAACCAGAACAAGAAACTGAAATAGACAATCTTATGGCTATGCTAGAAGATTTAATGAACCCATTAGAGGAAGCAGAGGGGATTAAATCAGAAGGTAAAGCACCTACATATGGTTCTTCTAGTCTTAAATCAAATAACGAAACAGGAAAAAAAGAGGCAACAGTATATGAATTTAAACACGCAAATACAAAAACTCCAAGCGAATCTCGTTCTGGAGTACAAGGTGGCTCGTATGCGGGTACGCCATCTGGCAAAATCCCTAAAGGAACAGACGCAAAAGTTATTAGAAGTTTCTCGCCTATGGCTGAGAGCCTTAAAGAAGAGTTAAAAGAGTTAATAGATAGGCAGCGTATAGGTAAAAGACGACAATTGTTTAGAGCGTAATGGCTAAAAAAACTCGAATTGACAGACGAGGAAAGATAAGAAGCCTAGTAAGGAAATTTCCTACAGGTGATAAACCTCATTGGTCAATTACTAAAAGAGCAGCAGTAGATAGACGAAGAAGAATTATAGATGATTTATTTTTAACAGAAATTATAAATGTATCTGATTCAATAGTAAAACATCAACAATATTTTTTGTCTGATGCAGTAGGCTCAAGTGATACAGCCAACATCAATGGCGAAAAAGTAGTTATTAATAGCCAAGCTATAACAGATGATGGCGGTATAGCAAAGAATTTTCAACAACCAACTAATGCTGACACAATAGGATTAAGCGATAGTATTGGTTTTGAGTTAGCTAGTTCAAACTCTATGTTTAATCTAGCTAAAATAAATGACTTCTTCTTTAATGGTGAAGGAGATGACTTTGAGTTCTTTACGGACTCAGTAACAACTGCTGATGCTATTTCATTACATACTAATAAAGGTATAAGTGAAACTGCATCAACATCTGATTCGATAGGCTTGAACATTCAGCTAAATAAAACAGAAACTGTCAACATTGCAGATTCTTTTTCAGCAGCTAATGAACCAAGTTTTGAGAGTGCAGCAACGATATCTGATGCTTTATCACTTAACACTTTAAAAGCGTTAACTGAAACTGCAACTGCTAGTGATAGCATAGGAATGTCTTTAATAGTGCCAAACCAGTTTAATGGAAGCACAATAAATTTATCTCAATTTAATTAGGAGAAGTATCAAATGATAAATGAACACTTTAAAGTTACTGGTGAAGTAACTATCCAGAAAAACGGAAAAGTAATTAGGGAAATACCTAACACTATCGTCACTGCTGGAAAAAATAACATAGCTGCGTTAATAACTGACGCAGGTGCTAAGATGACACACATGGCTGTTGGTACAGGAACTACTTCGGTAGCTGCTGGCAATACTACATTAGTAACAGAAACAGATAGAAACGCTTTGTCTGTATCTGGAGGTGCTCCATCTACAAATACAATTGTACATACAGCAGTATGGGCAGCAGGTGATGGAACAGGTGCTTTAACAGAAGCAGGTTTGTTTTCAGCTTCATCTGGTGGTACTATGATGGCTCGTACAGTATTTAGTGCGGTAAATAAGGGTGCTGGTGATATTCTTACAATCACTTGGACAGTTACAATTTCATAAGGGGATAGAAAATGCCTGTAATTTATTCAAATAATGCCTCGACTTCTTTAAGTGCAGGCATTAATAGTTCAGTAACAACAATACCAATTGCTAGTGCTAGTGGTTTTCCAAGTATAGGTAGTGGGGAATATTACTTTGCTACAATTGCAAACACAGCAAATACTAAAATAGAAGTAGTTAAAGTAACTGCTGGTACTACATCACTTACAGTAACAAGAGCACAAGGTGGTACTTCAGCACAAGCGTTTGACTCTGGTGATAACTTTCAACTTCGTGTAACTGCTGATACTTTAGAAGCTGCTACTAAGACAGATGTTAATATTACTGGAGGTTCTATTGCAGGTGCTGCAATTACTAACGATGTAATTGATAGTCAGCACTACGCAGCAGCTAGTATTGACAATGAACACTTAGCAGATAACGCAGTTGGTACAGCAGAAATAGCTGACGATGCTGTTACAGCAGACAAACTAGCTAACTCAATTAACTCTGCTATAGCTGCAAACACAGCTAAGACAGGAATAACATCTGGTCAAGCTAGTGCTATTACAGCCAACACAGCTAAAGTAACTAATGCTACACATAGTGGTGAAGTAACAGGAGCAACTGCTCTTACTATTGCTGATAACATAGTAGACGAAGCTAACCTTAAAGTAAGCAACACACCTACAAATGGATATTTCTTATCAGCACAGTCTGGAAATACAGGTGGATTAACTTGGGCGGAAGTAGATACTACTATAGCTAATGATGCTATAGATAGTCAACATTACGCAGCAGGAAGTATTGACTTAGAACATTTGGCTAGTGAATCTGTAGACGAAGATAATCTTTACATATCAAATGCTGGTAGTAATGGACAGTTTCTTAGTAAACAATCTGGTAATAATGGTGGATTAACTTGGGCAGCAGTAGCAACACCAGAAGATTATATTCCCAATGGTTCTGTTATGGCTTTCTTTCAAGCAGCAGCACCGACAGGTTGGACTAAAGTTACAACACAAAATGATAAGGTACTAAGAGTTGTATCGGGTAATGGTGGTGGAACAGGTGGTGATTGGGCAATGTCTGCTGGTGAAACAACTTCTGAAGTTGGCGCACACACGCATACATCCGCAGCTCACCAGCACACAGGCGCAGCTCACACACATGCTGGTGGTAACTTAGCGGCGGCGGCGGCTACATTAAGCACAGCACAACTTGCATCACATGCTCACGACCTTGGCAAGAATTTATGGACTAATTCTGCTAGTACACCTAACTTAGTTAATACTGGTACACGTATAGATAATTCAAATAAAAGCTGGATTGGAGAATTTGACTTAGATACAGACAGTACAGGAAGTGGTAGTTCTCACTCACATGGAATGTCGGGTAGTACAGCTTCTACAACTCCGGGAAATGGCGGTTCAACAACTCCGGGTGCAACTGGTTCGGCAAACGCTCACACACATACAATACAA